AAGCGAAAGGAAGGTGATTTGAATGGATAAATTCCAAATAAGTCTGGCGGCTGCGCGAGTTAATGCCGGACTTACACAGGAAGAAGTCGCAAAAGCCATGAAAGTTGGGAAACAGACGATCGTGAGTTGGGAAAAAGGTAATTCAGAACCTAAGATGTCCCAGAGCAGAGAATTAAGCGAACTTTATAAGATTCCGCTGGATTATATTTTTTTACCCACAAAATCAAATTAAAATTGATTCCAAAGAAGGTGGAGAGATGGATGAAAAAGAAAAAAACAAGGCAGTGGACGAAACAGTCCTCTCAATCTGTGAATGGATTCAAGGGGAACTGAAAGAATCTGGTTCTTTCCCAGGCTCAATGATGTTGCCAGCTATGGTAAATGCACTGGCTAATTTGGTATCAGCCAGCGCAGATAGATACGAGCCAGTTTACCAGAGATTATCAGATGGAATAGCGACCATCTATCAGAGGAAATGAAAGACAAGGAATTCGTTTTGAGGAGGCGGCAGAAATGGCAATAGCAGCAATTTTAATTTCCGGAATTTCCATAATATTAAATATCCTGTTGCTCTTTTATAAAAAGCATTGAAGACGATTAGAGATATAACTTGTTATTCTCGACCGTTGGACAATATAAAGAAATAATTTTTTTCTTATATGCTGTCTGAACAGTGACTTTTATATGGTGACCTGGTCTTTTGGCTTCTAAATCAAAATGGAAGACGATTGAATAAAGTCCACTGCCATTTGGTGCAATAGTGATTGGAAAATCTGGTGAAAGCTGTCGCTCTGTCGTAGGAATATCAGTTTCCGGAAACTTCGGGTAATAATGGTCGCCAATCCACTGATGGGTAATTAAACAGGAAGTTTTCTTGATAGTCATTCTGGTAATGGTTAAAGGTGCAGTCGATAAATTACAGATCATGAAGGTAAAAATGCCTTGATTGTAGTCATATTCAGGTTTTTCATACCACTGGAAACGCTCTAGGGACATGGAAAAATTAGTCCTGTTTTTATACAAGGTATAAATCCATTGAGTGGAAGACAGTATCAAGCTAAGAATTGCGATTGTGATCGAAAGATATTTCATAAGATGCCTCCGGTTTGTTTTTGAATAAAGTATAAAACCGGCGGAAAAGAGATGCAAGGGATAAAGGGGGGTGAGAGGGATAAGAACCATAGATATAGTGAATATCATATTGATTTCTGTCATGTGGCTTGCGGTGATTGTGGGAAATGTAATTATAAAAAAATACAGCCTGGTTTTTCAAAGCTGTATTTCTTCTATTCGATGGGGATCGCACTGGGAATCACAGTTTTTGCAATTCTTTACAAACTTCATTAGGTGACTCCTTTCTTCCGTACTCGGCTCTGGGAGGAGCCTGTGGGTACATTATAGGAATGGAGAGAGGAAAGGACAAGTGGAAAATAAGGCGAGCATCTTTTCCAAACAGAAGAGTAGAGGAGGTGAGAGGGATGAGGAAAAAGCATACCAGATTAGAGGAACTTCGAAAAAAAGATACGCTCCAAAGCATTGATAATACGTTGAAGCGCCTTGAAGTTATTCTTCGGGATGGTCAGAATTCTCCAGCGAAGATTTTACAAGATGCAATTGAGGCTTCACTTTCGCAGCCTCAAGAGCATTCTTTGGTATTACCCCTAACGATACCAGACCTGTCACAACTACTTGAGCAGAAAGATTTGCAGATAAAATAATAGAATTAAGAGCCATTCTTGAATAAATCTGTTCTTCTGTCATGTCAGTTGTGGTTCCGTTGAATAATTGTTCTTTGATGAGTTCTTTGTTTCCATCAAAAGTATTCGCAATTTCAGCGGAAAAAAGTTCGCACAATTCAGTAGTAGTCATTGGAGTTCTCCTTTCTTTCGTACTCGGCTCTGGCGGGAGCCTGTGAGTACAGTATAGGACGGAGGTGAGCAGGGAGCAAGGAACAAGGAGGGTAAATGAACGAATTACAAATTTTAATTCAGAAGAGTTTTGAGAAAGAGGTGTTGCCGAAACGGATGCGATGTTACTACGAAGACGACAAAAGTAACTGGAAAAGGACAGCAGTATTTCATCAACCGTTACTTGAAAACCGGATGAAAGGAGTGAAAGCAGTGAGCACATGCGAAAGAGTAAGTTTGCTGGATGCGGCAAGGGAACTGGGGATGAATCCGCAGGGATTGCGCGAGTACATGAAGCGCGGACTGATTGATATTGGCCTTGTCCTTCCAAATTCAAAAGGGACTGGATTCCGTTACATCATTATGCGGGAGAAGCTTAACAGGATCCTGGGAAAAGAAAGAGAAGGTGTGTTTTATGGATCAGAAAAAGATCGACAAGCTTTATGAGCTGCTGGAAGAAAAAGAGCGGAAAAAGGATACCGAAGCGGCTGTGGCGCTGAGGTGGGCGATCTTTGAGCTGGAGATAAAGATAGACAAGTCCGATGTGTGTCTGATGACCGGAACGGTGCTGATTATGGCAGCGCTGATTATGTGGGAGACGTTTGGCATGATGATCACGCCGACGGTACTGACGGTCGCCGCCGCGGTAGCGTTTCTGATCGGAGCGCGAGAGATGGTCAAAAAAAATGATGCAGAGCTGTGATCTTGGAGGATTGGCTCTGCATCGGACGATCTTTATATAAAGATCATTTTTATTATAACCGAGAAATGGAGAAAAAGCAATGGAAGCGGTGACACCAATTATTTCCCTGCAGGCAGGGAAGATCATTTTTAACTTTGAAGAGCTGAAAGCGTACTTACAGTCATTTTTGGATGAGTACAAAAATGCAGTTTATACCGAAGAAAGCAAGACATATGCAAAAAAGGATGTCGCGCATCTTCGGGCAATGAAAAAAGAGGTTGCAGATCGGGTAAAAGAAGCAAAAAAGGAATACATGGCGCAATGGGAAGCCTTTGAACCTTTGGTTAAAGAGCTGCTCGCCATGTTTGATGAGCCGATCAACCTTATTGACGGGCAGATTAAGGGATTCGAGGAAGACCGGATTGCCCGAAAAAAAGAACTGATCCAGTCCATCTATGAAGAGCTTGTCGGAGAGCTTGCGGAAATCATTCCGCTGGATCGGATTTATAACAAAAAGTGGGACAATGCCACAACAAAAGAGAAAGCAATCCGGGACGAAATCGTTTCGCAGGCGACGGCGGCACGGATCGCACTAGATACCATCCGAGGGATGCGCTCGGATGCCGAATCTAAAGCGCTGGATGTATACAAGCAGACTTTAAGCCTGCCGGAAGCGATCGCTTGCATTAACGCCTACGAGGCGCAGAAAGCAGAAATCCTCCGCAAGGAGCAGGAGCAACAGCGTGAGGCGGAGCTTGAGCGCATCCGCCGGGAAGAGCGTGAGAAACTGGAAGCTGAACGGAAAGCGCTGGAAGAACGGGAAGCGCAGCGCCGGGCGGCAGAGGAAGCCCTCGAAGAGCAGCGGAGACAGCTGGAAGCAGAGAAACAGGCAGCTGTAGAGCAGGCGCGGGAAACCGGCGCGCAGGAGGTAATCGAAAGCCTGACACCGGATACCGAAGAGGACACGCAGCTTTACGAATACAGAGTGGCATTATCAAAAAAGGGGAAAGAAGCCTTTGAGATGTATCTGGATAGTGTCGGAATCGACTGGGAGATGATCTGATGGAAAACATGAGAATCTATGATGCCGTGCGGAGCGTGCCGGAGAATGCAAAACGTCCCATTTCAGGCGGGCGACTGGCAGGAAAAACGGACATCAATCCGATGTGGCGGATCAAAACGCTGACAGAGCAGTTTGGCCCCTGCGGGATTGGCTGGTATTACAAGCCTGTACGGAAGTGGACGGAAGCGCTTGGGGATGAAGTGGCAGCATTTGTTGACATTGAATTATATGTTAAGGATGGCGAAAGCTGGTCTATGCCGATTGCCGGAACTGGCGGAAGCATGCTGGCGGAAAAGCAAAAAGGAAGCGTATATGTTTCTGACGAGTGCTTCAAGATGGCGACTACAGATGCAATATCGGTTGCATGTAAGCAGCTGGGTATCGGGGCAGATGTTTATTGGGATGCAGATGGATCAAAATATAACCGGCCGGGACAGGCTCCGTCAGAACCTGCACCGAATAAGGCGGAGGAGACGCCGGAGGAACGTCAGCGCCGGGAACTGCTGGATCAGCTGGTGGCAGAGATGCGACGCACCGGATATGGGGCAAAGTCAGTCCTGAATAAGTATAAAGTAGACGATATGAGGAAGTTGAGCATTCTCCAGATCAAGGACTGCACGAAAAAGATGAAACAGCTTCCGGATGCTGGAAAGGGTGTGGGGTAATGGAGTGCACAGGAGTGATTGCAGAGATTGGAAGGGCAGTGAATAACTACCCCCGGATCATCCTTGAAGTAAACGGTATTTCTATTCCCCAGCTTGTGCGGCTACGGGAGAATGGGAAACTGAATATATCCATGAAGAAATACTCCGGGAAGCGCACTCTGGACGCAAATGCTTATTACTGGAAGTTACTCGGTGAATTGGCACGAGTGCTAAATACGAGCAATGAAGAGATGCACAATCTCTTGTTAGAAAGCTATGGAACGCTTGCGGAGGACAATGATGGAAATATGATCGTGCATTTTCTCCCGGAGACAGAGGACTATCAGAGATACAAGCATGAGCATTACAAACCGACAGGCGAAAGCATTGAATATGATGGTATCCGTTTTTATAAATTTTATCGTATTAAAGGGTCAAGTCAGTATAATACGCGGGAGATGTCGAGGCTGATTGATGGGCTTGTATATGAGTGCCAGAACATGGATATTGAGACGCTTCCGCCGAATCAGATTGAAAGGATGATGAAGGCATATGCAAAAACGCATGACGAGAAAGTTGGAGTTCCCGCCAGAGGTACGGCGGTGTATTAAGGAGAGAGATCGGGATTGCTTCTTTTGCTGCCGTTACTACCATATGGAATATGCCCTTGCGGGGGATCTGGTTCCGAAGGACATCATGCACATTGTACCACGAAGCCATTTAGGGCTTGGTGTGGAGCAGAACGGCGTGCTGGGCTGCAGGTATCATCATACCCTGCTGGATAACGGGAATAAGGGATTACACCGGGAAATGGACGATATGCTTAAAGAGTATATGCGAGAGCAGTATCCAGGATGGACGCCGGAAAGCGTTACATATCATAAGTACGGTTGAAACACCACTCCGAAAGGGGAAAAGAAACTTTAATTCGTGCAATCATGGGGGAGTATATATCACGGACATGACAGGATGCCTCCTGTTCCCTGGCGCCGGGGGAAAACGGCGCACCCCATCGAAAGGAGATTTTTATGGAGAATATTATTTCATTAAACGATTTTTGCGGCGGGTCGTTATTAGAAAAAGCAAACACTGCACTGAAGGTTGTACTTGAGAATATGCAGGACCCCAATACCCCATGGAAGAAATCAAGAGAGCTGAACATCAAGCTGACATTTTCCCAGAACGAAAGCCGCGATGACATGGCGGTGGATGTATCTGTAACGTCAAAGATCGCGCCTGTGACGGCGATCCAGACGCGCATGGCAGTTGGGAAGGATCTGCGCACAGGTC